ATGATAAGGAAATCTTTGATAAGTATTCCTTAGAAGAGATTCAAAAAGCAGATAGTTACATTGATCACAATCGTGACTTTTTGTTTACTTATGCTGGATTACGTCAAGTTGTTGATAAATATCTGGTACAAGATAGAAGTGGTGGAGGAGTATACGAAACACCACAGTTTATGTACATGATGATCGCATTGACGATCTTTTCAAATTACCCAAAAGAAACGAGGCTTAATTATGTCAGACGATACTACGACGCAATCAGTAGACACAGAATCAACATCCCAACACCCATCATGGCGGGAGTACGAACACCCATTCGTCAATTTGCATCTTGTGTTCTGGTTGATGCTGATGACACCCTCGATAGTATCTTTAGCAGTGATATGGCTATTGGCAAATATGTCGCACAAAGGGCTGGTATTGGCATTAACGCAGGCAGAATCAGGGGCATCAACAGCAAAATCAGGGGTGGAGAAGTTCAACACACAGGTGTTGTACCCTTCCTTAAAAAATTTGAAAGCACCGTTAGATGCTGTACTCAAAACGGGATTAGAGGAGGGTCAGCCACTGTCCACTTTCCTATCTGGCATCAAGAAATTGCAGACATCTTGGTCCTCAAAAACAACAAAGGAACAGAAGACAACAGAGTCAGAAAGCTCGACTACTCCATCCAATTAAGTAAGATTTTTTATGAGCGATTTATCCAGAACAGTACTATTACTTTATTCAGTCCTCATGATGTTCCTGGGCTCTATGACGCTTTTGGTAGCGATACCTTTGACGAACTCTATACTCAATACGAGTCCGATGAATCCATCCCCAGAACAACAGTTGGAGCACAAGAACTTATACTCGACCTCTTAAAAGAAAGAGCAGAGACTGGTCGTATTTACTTAATGAATATCGACCACTGTAATACACATTCATCCTTTAAGGATAAGGTTAGTATGAGTAACCTCTGTCAAGAGATTACTCTACCTACTACACCTGTTCAGCATATCGATGATAAGGATGGAGAGATAGCACTGTGTATATTATCTGCTATTAACATAGGTAAGATTAATAAGATTGAAGAGTTGGATGAGTTGTGTGAGTTAGCAGTAAGAGGATTGGATGCATTGATTGATTACCAAGAGTATCCTGTAAAGGCAGCGAAACAGTCTACAGTTAATCGTAGGTCACTTGGTATAGGTTACATAGGTCTAGCACATTACTTAGCTAAGAACAATGCTAAGTATGATAGTGATAAAGCATTTACTTTAGTTCATGAACTAACTGAAAGGTTCCAGTATGCTTTATTGACAGCATCAAATCGTCTTTCAATGGAGAAAGGACCATGCGGTTACTTTGGTAAGACAAAGTATGCTGACGGAATCCTACCTATCGATACATATAAGAAGGACGTAGATGAGATAGTACCAAATGACCTATCATGTGATTGGGAGTTTCTTAGGGAACGTATATCCAAGTATGGGTTACGGCACTCAACATTGTCCGCACAAATGCCTTCGGAGAGCAGTTCCGTTGTGTCAAATGCAACCAATGGAATCGAGCCTCCTAGAGACTACTTGTCCATTAAGAAATCAAAGAAGGGGCCTCTTAAGCAGGTTGTACCATCATATACTACGCTAAAGAATAACTATACTTTGTTGTGGGATATGCATAACAACGATGGTTATATTAAAGTTGTTGCAGTGATGCAGAAGTTCTTTGACCAAGCAATCAGTGGTAACTGGGCATACAATCCAGAGAACTATCCTGACAATGAAGTACCTGTGTCTGCAATGGCAAAGGATTTATTGACAACCTATAAGTATGGTTGGAAGACTTCTTACTATCAGAATACATATGATGCTAAGAAAGATGGTGATGATGTAGAGAAGACAGATGTAGATAATCTTATTAGTGATATATTAAATTCTACCGAGGAGGAAACCTGTGACAGTTGTGCAGTCTAAAGAAATTTCTGGTATGACAGTCTTCAATAAGAAGGCTGTTGACACTACAAAACAATTCATGTTCTTTGGAGCACCTTTGAGTGTTCAACGTTATGATTCATATAGGTTTCCTACATTTGACCGACTGACACAACAACAATTAGGATACTTCTGGAGACCTGAAGAGGTATCACTTCAAAAAGATAGAGCAGATTATGCACAACTTACAGACCAACAGAGACACATCTTTACCAGCAATCTTAAGTATCAGATCATGCTGGACTCCGTACAAGGTCGTGCTCCTGGTATGGCTTTTATTCCATACTGTTCACTACCTGAACTTGAAGCTTGTATGACTGCGTGGCAGTTCATGGAGATGATACACTCCAGATCTTACACATATATTATTAAGAATGTATACTCTAATCCTTCAGATGTATTTGATACTATACTTGAGGATGATAATATACTTTCAAGAGCAGAGTCTGTTACTAAATCTTATGATGAGTTTATAAATTATGCACATGAGTATGACCAGAGTAATAGTTGGAAACCTGATTGGAAAGAACATCCTAATTCAGAATGGACAAGACGAGACCTTAAAAGATATTTGTATAAAGCAGTTGCCAATGTTAATATACTAGAGGGTATCAGATTCTATGTAAGTTTTGCTTGCTCGTTTGCCTTCGGTGAAAGTAAACTCATGGAAGGGTCAGCAAAGATACTATCTCTTATTGCTAGAGATGAGTCACAACATCTTGTAATTACTCAACAGATATTAAAGAATTGGTCTGAAGGTAAGGATGATCCAGAGATGCAAGAGATAGCAGAGGAAGAGAAAGAAACAGTAACAAATATGTTTAGGACATGTGTAGATGAAGAGAAGTCTTGGGCAAACTATTTGTTCAAGGAAGGTAGTATGATAGGATTGAATGAAAGATTACTACACAATTATGTTGAGTGGATTGCTAACAGGAGAATGAAGGCAATAGGTTTGAAACCTATATACGATCAACCCCTTAGAAATAATCCATTACCTTGGACTGAGCACTGGCTTAACTCTAAGGGTCAGCAAAATGCACCACAAGAAACGGAGATTGAAAGTTATGTCGTCGGAGGAATCAAACAAGATGTCACAGAAGATACGTTCAGTGGATTCCAATTGTGATATAGAGTGGGACTTGGAAGACTTGAAGAAAGCAATCGTTGATAGTGCTGAATTGTATGATGAACTGCTAGACAAAGCAGGTCAGCATGAGTTACCACCACAGACAGCAGAAGCAATGTGGGAAATGGAACGTAAACTTTGGCAACAAAAAGAGGGTAAAGACCTTGACGAACCAAGCTTTTAATGCTATTGTATCAATATGGACCACTTTGTAATGGTTCTCTGACATAAATAGTCAGTAGGTATCACCCGATACCTTTTCGTTCATCCCAAAAGGGACGCAAGTAAGCCGACTCGGAACGGACACGTTCATCCTATGGAATTTTTATTAGCTGCTGCATTAACTTGTGCCGATGTATCAAGATTGGTAGATCGTGCTCAGACTGAGAGAAATCTTAGTGTTGAAACCAGACAAGAGATAGTGGAGATGTACCAAGTACATCTGACGGAAGCAGTAGGACTAGAGTGTACATGGGACGCAAAAGCCGACTGAAGGAACGGTATTAAAAACACCTAATCCTACAGGAGAAACCAAATGGCACAAGTCACATACCGTGGTGTCAAGTACGACACCAACAAAGATCGTCCTTCTAATAAGAAGGAAGTTGAACTCTCATATAGAGGACACAAGTTTACTAAAGCAATTGCTTAAGTAAGTCACGATTCTTATATAAAGACACCTTATTGACAGGTGTCTTTTTTTATGTGATAATAAATACTGGAAATTGTATTGAGAGTCATGAAAATTTTTCTAGACTGCTCTGATGTTGACCTAATAAAACAGTCTTATTCTACTGGGTTAATTGATGGAGTTACCACTAACCCCAGTTTGATGTTGAAGAATGGTCACAACCCTTTGGATGTTCTTAAGGAGATAACTTCTATCTTTCCTTGGGATGCTTCAATATCAGCAGAGGTTGTTGGAGAAACAGTAGAAGACATGCTAGCCATGGCTGATACTTACTTGGAGATAGCACCTAACATTACTATTAAAGTACCTTGTACACGTACAGGTCTTAGAGCATGTAAAGATCTATCGGAAGATGATGTAGCAGTTAATGTAACACTTATCTTCTCTGCTGCACAAGCAATACTCGCATCTAAAGCAGGTGCAACATACGTTTCACCATTCATAGGTCGTTTGAACGATCAATATTGGGATGGTATATCATTAGTGGAGGAAATCTCAGATGTATTCACAACGCATGGTTCTAAGACTCAAGTACTCGCTGCTTCAATTAGAGAACCAATTCAAGTCGCAAAGTGTTTTCGAGTGGGGGCTGATATCTGTACTCTTCCTTGGGATATATTTAATAAAATGTATGACCACATCTTAACTGATCAGGGTATGGATAAGTTCGATTCGGACTGGAGTGAACTCCAGAGTAAACTGAAGTGAACGGTAGAGTGAATAAGGTAACGATGGTAGCCCAGATCATGAAGATGAAAACTGGGCTAGACAATGGGTGGTATCCTGAATGGGATGAACGCCAGAGAGGAGCAGCACAGAGGATACTGCTCAATGTATTAGAACATTTAGATGAGTATTGGGAATGATCTAAATAGGAGGAACTGATATGAAAATAATGAAATGGTTGAAGAGGGAGTTTACGAAAACCCCTGGTTATATGAGGGTAAACCTTTCACTTCTGATGATATTGGCGAGTTCTTCGGTTTTGTCTACAGGATTACTAATCTCCAGTCGGGTAAACAATACATCGGACGCAAGTACTTCACACAACGTCGTAAACCTAGAGGTGGTAAGAGAAGGGTTACGTCTGAGAGTGACTGGAAGAAGTACTATGGAAGCTCTGACGAACTTAAAGCAGATAGAAAGTTACTTGGGAACGACTTATTCAAGAGAGAAATCATCTCCCTCCATAGCACCCTTGGCAAAGTAAACTACGAAGAGACACGGCAATTGTTTCTAAATAATGTACTAACTGAGTCTACTGATGATGGGACACCAGCATTCTACAATTCAAATATCCTTGGCAGATATATGCGAAAGGATTATTTTGGGGGTTGACTATGGAGTCTAAACACTGCTATAATCTGAACGAACCATTTGAATATGACATGAGTGACTTCCCCGATAGTGTTGAGGAAAGATACATGGATATATTGATTGACCAACTGCATGACATAGCAGAAAATTATTTAAATGAATATGAATCAACCAATAGAAGTTAAGTCAGATTATTTCATGATGTTCTCTGCACCACCTTTGTATGTGGCAGAGTTTCCTGGTAATATTGAAGCGGTTAAGAAGGCAATGGGAACCATGTCTTTTAGGAAGTCGTTGAACAATGACACCACTGTTAACCAGTATGTTTTAGATGAACCAGAGTTTGAAGAGTTAAAAGGATTTTGTGAGTATTGTGTAGAACAATATATGCATGACGTTATGCATGTTACTAATCATAAGATGATTATTACACAGTCATGGGGTAATTGTACACCTAAACATCATAGTCATCCTAAACATTATCATCTTAATAGTGTAGTTAGTGGTGTGTATTATGTTAGTTCTGCTGATGATGCTCCACCAATAGTATTTGATACGCAGAGACAAGACCCATTTCCAGTACGTCCAGAGTCTGATCCTTCTTTGGGTACTAATGAGTTTATGAATGATAGTTATAGTTTTCCAGCATCGACTGGTCATCTGGTTCTATTTCCTAGTACACAACATCATTATGTTCCTCGGAATGATGGTGAAGAAGATAGAGTAAGTATTTCATTTAATACTTTTCCTAAGTTACCTGTAGGATCTCATGATAATTCAACTCTATTAACTATTGACAAACTATAATCTCTCATATATAATACAACTAATTTTATAATAGAAGATGGCCTGCTCACTACATGGAAAATTAGATGCTGCTATCGCTGCTGCTAAAGCAGTGTTTGATGAAGCACATGAAAAGGAATCATTATCTGATAGTGATCTTAACTTAGTATTTGTATACTACCAAGGACTTAAGAAGATTGCTAGAGAATATACACATGAAGATACCTTCACTGTACCTGATGGTTCTATAGATCTAGATTATGACCCTGATTATAATATCAGTTTAGGTAATGTTAATATTCCAGATGCTATCTCATGGAATAATGATGTTGTTACTGACCCAATAACATTTACCACAGGTGATTCAGTAACATTTGTTAATGATGGTACTCTAAGTGCAGAGGGAAACCCAGGTACACCAATAGTTACCTTCGGTGATGCTGAAAAAGAAAAGAATGCAGAGGCACTTAACGATAGAGATGGTGTATAAATAAAACGTCTTTGCCAATAGACGTTTTAAACTAGATGGCTTTAAGTGCAAAAGCTACAATAAGTTTTTCTAATATGAGTCATCAGAAATGGTGACTCTTTTTTTGTGCGGATATCTAGGTAATTATACCTTGACAACACCTTAAGGTTTCCTATATAATTATGTAACGTTTCTTAACAATACAGAAATGACTTCAACAACTGCCAAAAGGTATACAACTACCGAGTACGGCAAGCAAAATATGTTCGCATCGGAACCTCCTATGGAGTACGTTGAGAACTATGATGGTTACTGGAAGAATGCTGAGAGAACTAATGGTCGCCTAGCGATGATTGGTTTGTTCGCAGCGATCCATAACTATGCCATCTTCGGATGGGTAATTCCAGGCATTGCATAGTCGAAGCAAGGTCTCTTTAAATTCTATCCCTATTACAAATCTAAGAACATGAAAGAAAACGCAGAGCTACAGAACGGACGTTGGGCAATGATTGGCATCATAGCTGGTCTAGGTGCTTACCTAACAACAGGTCAACTCATTCCAGGTATATTCTAATGACACCAGAAGCAGAAAAGTTTAATGGTTGGATGGCAATGATTGGTTTTGTTGCAGCAATGGGTGCTTACGTCACCACAGGTCAAATTATCCCAGGTATCTTCTAATGACTAACAATTACATATGGCAAAGAGCTAACGGTAGAGCAGCAATGGTCGGTTTCTGGGCATTGGCAGCACTCTATACTCATTTCAAATACTTTACATAACTAAATACTTATTCGTAAATCGACACAATCCATGACAGATCTAGTAACAGATTCATTTCCAGCTTGGAAAGCAATCCTTTGGTGTTTCTATCCAATGGCTGTTCTTGTCATGGTTGAGTTGTTTTTACGTGGTGTTGATGACGATGATGATGACGATGGTGGTAAGGGTATTAGAGTAACCCAATTACAAACTGTCCCATCAGGTGCTTGACTAAGAGTAGAAATACCTATATAATACTGTAAGTATTTTTACTCAGTCATGACCCAAGTAATTCTTTTTGTTTCAATAGTAGCAGTCTACCTTAGTACTAATGTCTCTCAATTCTTTTTTGCATAGTCCCTACAGAGAACTCTATGAGTTCGGTTTTTTTGTTTGTGTAGGTATTACAGCAGGTTCAATAGGTTTAATATGAAACAAGAATGTATAACAATTTTAGAAAGGTTTGGTTACTCTGGTAAGAGTGCAGAAGAATGTGCTGAAGAGTGGTCAAGCAAATTCAATGTAACATTTGGTCTGGTAAAATACTACGAGACTTATTTTAATAAATAACTGAAGATTAGTTTAAGATTATGAGTGCAGACACAGAACACGCTATTGATTGGGTAGCAACTCGCAAGGTAGATGGCGAGATAGAATATTTAATTTCTAATGCTCCTACATGGGGTCCAGATAAAAGATTCGCAAAAGTTTTTGATACTAAATCGGAAGCAAGGAAATATCTTAAGGGGTGTGGAGAGAAAGGTACTATAAGGAAGCATACATAATGCCTTGTCAAAAAATTAAATTCATAATCTCTCAGGATGGTACAGTTACTGAAGAGGTACAAGGTGCTGTATCTAAAGAGTGTCTTGATGTTACAATACCATTTGAACAAGCACTTGGTTCAGTTAACTCACGAGAATACAAACCCGAATACTATGTCTCACTTCAGCAAAATCAAAACGAAGATCACAAACAAACCAGCATTAATACAAGCATTGATGCTTGATGGTTATCCAGTTGATATTAATAGACAGTTAGTAAATCCTATAGGACATGAGCACGAGAGAGTAATGTGTGAAGTCACAATAGGTGATGACATGGGTTTCAAGTGGAACAAACAGAGACAATGCTATGAGTTGATAACTGATAGGCAAACTTGGTCACATCAGATACCAATAGAAAGATTTCTTGAAAAGATTACTCAGTTATATTGCATACAATTACTGACTGCCACTGCAAAGTCGGAAGGTTTTGAGGTAGAAAGTCAGATCGTTAATAGTAATAATGCCGTTGAGTTAACTGTTACAAGATGGTCTTGACATAACTTTACAAAGCATATATAATATGTGTGTCTTCGGACATTATATTTACCCCCTAACCGAGATCATGGGGTTATAATATCTCTCATATCCACCAGTGAAGGGATTGGTGGAAATATTGTATCGCTCTACCCTTTGAGCCCTACTAAATTTAATTGTCCTCATGACAACTCTTCAAAGAAAAGAGCAAGGATTGTTGGCTGGATGGCCTCAGTTCTGTGAGTGGGTAACATCAACTAACAACAGAATATATGTTGGTTGGTTCGGGGTTCTTATGATCCCATGCTTGCTTGCTGCAACTACTTGTTTCATCATAGCTTTCATCGCTGCTCCTCCCGTCGACATCGACGGAATACGTGAGCCAGTTGCTGGTTCATTCTTATATGGTAACAACATCATCTCTGGTGCTGTCGTTCCATCTTCTAACGCTATCGGACTACACTTCTATCCTATATGGGAAGCAGCTACACTAGATGAGTGGCTGTATAACGGAGGTCCATATCAGTTAGTAATCTTCCACTTCCTTATCGGAATCTCTGCCTATATGGGTAGACAGTGGGAATTGTCCTATCGTCTGGGTATGAGACCCTGGATCTGTGTTGCTTATTCAGCCCCAGTATCAGCAGCCTTTGCTGTCTTCTTGGTCTATCCTTTCGGACAAGGATCATTCTCTGACGGTATGCCGTTGGGAATCTCAGGGACATTCAACTTTATGTTTGTCTTCCAAGCGGAACATAATATCCTCATGCATCCATTCCACATGGCAGGTGTGGCAGGTATGTTTGGTGGTGCTTTGTTCAGTGCTATGCATGGTTCCTTGGTCACATCCTCACTCATCCGTGAGACTACTGGACTAGATTCACAGAACTATGGATACAAATTCGGACAAGAAGAAGAAACATACAACATTGTTGCAGCACATGGATACTTTGGTAGACTTATCTTCCAGTATGCTAGCTTTAATAATAGTCGTAGTCTTCACTTCTTCCTTGCTTCGTGGCCTGTGATCTGTGTATGGTTGACCTCTATGGGTATCTGTACAATGGCATTCAACCTTAATGGATTTAACTTCAACCAAAGTGTCGTAGATGCTAACGGTAAAGTTGTTCCTACATGGGGTGACGTGCTTAACAGAGCAAACTTAGGTATGGAAGTAATGCACGAGCGTAATGCTCATAACTTCCCACTTGATTTAGCATCTGCTGAGTCAACTGAAGTTGCATTAACCGCACCTAGTGTTGGCTAATCTCAACTCATATGATATACTAAGAGGGTCTAACGACCCGCTTTTTTTATGGCAGAATTTCAGACTCTATTTCCTACTCAGTTATTTGTTAAGGATAAGATTGATAACTATGATGCTGT